CGGGGAGGCGATTGGCAACAGTGATGCCAAAGCCTGCGTTCTGGCGCATCGCGACGAGCTGACCACGCAGAACCGGGACAAGTTTGGCCGGGTCAACCCGGGGCTCACCACCTCCGTTGTCGACGCCAATACCAAGAACTGGTCGGGCCAGGCCACCTTTGCCATGGTGCCGACCCTGGCGCGCCCGGCCAATCTTGCCGCGATGCCAAAACTAGACCTGCTGGTGGTCGATGAGGCGCATCACGCGGTGGCGGCCAGTTACCGGCGCATTATCGACCGGGTGCGGGATATGAACCCTGATGCCCGTATCTTCGGCGTTACCGCCACACCGAACCGGGGCGACCGGAAAGGTTTGCGCGAGGTCTTTGACAATGTCGCCGATCAGGTCCGGCTGGGAGAGTTGATCGCCTCGGGCCATCTGGTGCCGCCGCGCACCTTTGTCATTGATGTCGGTGTGCAGGACAAGCTGCGCGAAGTCCGCAAGACGATCGCTGATTACGACATGACGCAGGTCGCCGAGATCATGGATCATACGCCGGTGACGGATGAGGTCATCCGACACTGGAAGGAAAAAGCGGGCGACAGGCCGACGGTGGTATTTTGCTCGACGGTGGCCCACGCAGAAAATGTCGCCCACGCGTTCAATGCCGCCGGTGTCACCGCCGCAGTGATCCACGGCGATCTCGGGGGTGAGGAACGGCGCAACATTCTCTCGGCGTATGCCACTGGCGAAATCCGCGTCATCGTAAATGTCGCTGTTTTGACGGAAGGCTGGGATCATCCGCCAACAAGCTGCGTCGTTCTGCTGCGCCCCAGTTCCTACAAATCGACGATGATCCAAATGATCGGGCGTGGTTTGCGCATTGTCGATCCCGAGGAATATCCGGGCGTCATCAAGACCGATTGCATCGTGCTGGATTTTGGTACCTCCAGCCTGAGCCACGGCACACTGGAGCAGGATGTAAAACTCGACGATGCGTCCGGGGATGGTGAGGCTCCTACCAAGATCTGCACCGGGTGCGGCGCGGATATCCCGCTGGCATCCTTTGAGTGCCCGCTCTGTGGCGAGATGTTCGTCGGCGAAGACGATGATGCCAAATCGCAGGAACATGATGATGGCGCGCTCACGGGTTTCCTGATGACCGAAATCGATCTGCTGAAGCGTTCCAGTTTTGCCTGGGTTGATCTCTTTGAGGATGACGCCGCGCTGATGGCCAACGGGTTCAATGCCTGGGGTGGCATATTCTATCTGGATGGCCGCTGGCATGCCGTTGGCGGGGCGAAAGGTCAGACCCCACATCTTCTCGGGGTGGGCGAGCGCACCGTTTGTCTGGCGCAGGCCGATGACTGGCTCAATGAGCACGAGAGCGATGAAAGCGCCTTTAAAACCAGAGGCTGGCTCACTCAGGCGGCAACGCCAAAGCAACTGCAATACCTGCCAGCGATCTATGCCCAGGATTATGGCCTGACCCGGTATCGCGCCTCGGCCCTGATGACCTTCAAGTTCAACAAGCGCGCGATCCAGCAGCTTGTCGCATCAGCCACACCGACGGCGCGGAGGGCGGCATGAATCATGTCGCGCAAATCCCGCCCACGCCCGCATCGCCTGCGCACATCCCGGATCGCCTATTGCTCTGGCACCCGCGCTTTGTGGTCTGCGCTGTCTGCACACGTCCCGCTGCCGGGTTCGGCTTTCGTGACCCCCACGCCAGAAAACACCCGCAACCGGCAGCCTCTCAGAGGCGGCGCTGGTTCTGCTCACAAAACTGTCAGGCGCTCTATGCGCACCACGCCCGGAAAGGACTGAACATGGTTGATCTCACCGAAGAAGAACACGCGGCCATCACCGCCACCCTGAAACGCATGGGTGCGCTCATGGAGGAATTCGGCTGGGACACCCGGTTGGCCGATCTCGCGGCGGATCAGGTGCGAGCGCTGATTGAGGAGGCTGTGGAGGGGTTTCGGGATGCCATGGCCGAAACAGCGAAATCCTATACCTCGGAGGTGCCGCTCTAATGCTGGATTACAATCGTTCGCAAACCATCGCCGACAAGATCAACGAACACATCGATGCCGTTCTCATCGCCGAGCGCGATGCCACACTGCCACGCACCTACCTTGGCGCGTCCCGACTGGGGCATGGGTGTGAACGCGCCCTGCAATTCGAGTTTACAAGTACGCCCAAGGACGACGGTGGTGATTTCAGCGGCCAGGTTCTGCGCATCTTTGCCATCGGCCACATGCTCGAGGATCTGGCCATCCGCTGGCTGCGCGGGGCCGGGTTCGATCTTTACACCAGCAAGGGGAACCAGCCGAAAGGCGAGCAATTCGGATTCTCCGTCTCAGGCGGCCGCATTCGCGGTCATGTCGACGGCATCTTTGCCGCCGCACCAGAGGTCCTTGGAATTGCTGTCCCGGCTCTTTGGGAATGCAAAACCATGAACGCCAGAAACTGGCGCGAAACGGTGAAAAAGGGCGTCGCGCTGTCAAAGCCGGTCTATGCGGCCCAGATCGCCATTTATCAGGCATACATGGAACCCTCGGTGCCGGGGATTTCCGAGGCCCCGGCGCTGTTTACCGCGATCAACAAGGACACGGCCGAGCTCTATCACGAGCTGGTCCCGTTTGATGCCGCCCTGGCGCAACGCATGTCGGATCGCGCGGTGCGCATCCTGCAGGCCACGGATGCGGGCGATCTGCTGCCCCGCGTCGCCAAATCCCGAGATTTCTTTGAATGCCGGTTCTGCTCTTACGCGGACCGCTGCTGGAGGCAGGACCAATGAGTGACAAGCATGATGATACCACACCAGAGGACCCCAATGTCGGGCCTGTGCCAGTAGGGGAGGTTAAAGACGCCGATGCGGAAAATGTCAGCGCTGAGAATATCGTCCACTTCAACCCTTGGCGGGATTTCAACGACGCGGCCCCGCAGGTCGATGTGTTCGGCGATGAACCGGATCCCGCGCAAATCGCAACTTTCATGGACGTGGTGTTCGGCTATAGCGATGGTCTGATCCCAGTCCGCAGTTTCATCGACAAAGGTCAGGGGATTGATGGGCGGCCCCACAATATCTGGCTGGAGGCAAATTCTGAAACGCCGGACAAGATGGCAACCTTTGCCAACTGGGCCTCGCGTGAAGGTGCCGCCGTCTATGTGATCCCCGGCACGGTGGCGGAGACAGGACAGGCCAAGGCGGCGGATGTGCTGCAGATGCAGGCGCTGGTTGTCGATCTCGACACCGGTGATATTGCCGCAAAACGTGCCCACCTGGAGGCGCACCTGGGCGCACCCACCATGGTGGTGCAAAGCGGCGGTATCACGCCCGAGGGCCAGCAAAAATGTCATATCTGGTGGAAACTGACCGAACCCGCCACGGGAAGCGATGTGACCCGGGCTTGCCGCTTGCGCGGTGATATCGCGGCCAAGGTCGGGGGCGACATGCATTTCCGCTCGGCGCACCAGCCGATCCGGGTTGCTGGCAGCGTGCATTACAAGAACAATCTCAAAACGCTGGTGCAGATCCTCGAGATCAATCCCGACAAGGAATGGGATCTCGATGAATTTTCTGAAACCGTTCAGGACATGCCGCCCGCACCGGGGATCTCGCTCGAGCCAAGCTTTGCACGCGAGGACAAACCCAAAACCGGAGATGTGCTGACCACATCGGTGAGGGAAGGCGCGCAGGACGACTGGTCACGTTTTGAGGGCGCTTCGGCCGCGATCGGGCACTTCGTGCGCATGGTGCATGAGGGTCGCATGTCAAAGGACGCGGGCTGGGAAGGCATCTGCGGATACAACGCCGCCATGCTTCGCCCAAGCTGGCCGGTGGAGCGGCTTCAGCGCGAGGCGGAACGCATCTGGAACCTGCATGTTGAAAAGAACGGCCCGCCGCTTTTACGGCTTGATACCGGGGCACCAGTGCCAACCACCGTGCCCGCCTTCAGACTGGGGGAATTGCTGGACGACACCAGCCCAATGCCCGAGGATATCATCGCACCCCGCGTACTGACGCTAGGCGGTCTTCTGGTGCTGGGCGGCGCCCCAAAGGTCGGCAAAAGTGACTTCCTGATCAGCTGGCTCGTGCACATGGCCGCTGGTGTCCCGTTTTTGGGCTTCACCCCACCACGCCCCCTGCGGGTGTTCTATCTGCAAGCTGAGATCCAGTATCACTACCTGCGCGAGCGCCTCAAAAACATCGCCCTGCCACCTGAGGTGATTGCCGCTGCACGGGATACGTTCGTAGCCACGCCCAAGCTGAAACTGCTGCTGGATGAACAAGGCAGCGCCATGGCCGCCGCAGCGGTCAAGGAGGCATTCCCCGATGCGCCAATCGACATTCTCTGCGTC